CGTTCTCCACCCAATTCTTGTCCCAGCCGTCTGTATTCACCAAGGAACGAAGCTTCTCCGGGGTGTAATACTGGACGCGATAAATCCCTGTCGCCATTTCAATATCGGTCGTATCAGGCGGATGAGGCGTTTAAAGAGCGCGTGGATGCCTATACCCAGCAGGTTGAAATGGCGGCGATGCAGAACGAAAATAAAATCGTGGGACGCCTCGGTGCGGTGCAGCCCACTCCCGTCATCGGACCCTCTGCTTTCGCCTAATGCCCCGTAAATCAAACGCGGAGATTAAGCGGAAGAAATTACTAGAGGCGATGACGCCTTTGGTTCTGATTCCCGCTTTCCAGAACTGGATTGAAACGCTTCGGGCCACCAAGGACGGGGCGGTGCAATACATGGTCGATCATACCTCGGTGTCCAACGAGCGGGAACACTTGGCGGCAGTTGGTGAAGTCCGCGCCTATCTGGCCATCATTCAGGACTACGAGGCACAGCTTGAGCAGCTTGAGGCCCAGGCTAAGGCGGAAGCGGAGCAGCGGGCGCAGGGTCAGCAGTAGGTCTCCCGAAGGTTCTGGCCGCTAGGATACGCAGGGATGTCCATTTATTCACTGGCAGGGGACAATCCACGGGACGGATTTCTCCGTTTCTGCTTTCGCTTCATCAGCCGTAAATAGTGCCAGTCCAGATGTTGCCCGCTGCGTATCAGTGGCAACCAGCGGCCAGAACCTTCGGAAAGAACGAGCGAAGCCTCTCGGTGCGCCTAGTGTAATTCAATCCAAAAAACTTGGTTCTTGACCGTAAGTAGAACGGCTTATACACGCATAGTCACTGAACTTACTATTAGTTCAGGTTTTGGCCTAATGGGGCCGTTTCAAAACCATGTCGTTATCCACAGTTCAAGAGGCCACGTCTCAGCCTGCTACACCCGTAGCGAACACGGAAGAAAAGAAGGGCGGAACCAATATATCGAGTTCGGATTTTGCGAGACGGTTGGTGGCGAGCCAAGTGGCCGCTGCTGCTGCCGCGCCAAAGACGGAATCGGTTGCTGTTCCAAATCCGCCCACCACGGAAGCTAAAGAAGCTCCCACGCCCGAGGCGACAACCGAAGCACCCAAGACGGAGGCGGCGCAAGCTGAACCCGGCGATGGAACCGAGGAAGAAGCCGACGAGGTTCTTTCACCCGAGAATAACTCTCTCGACCCTAAAAAGCTTGCTGGTTCATCAAGCCCGTGGGGGCTCGCGTGATACTGGCATCTGAGGCAATTTCCGACTGACCGTTGGTTGGCCGCTGCTTGGGTTTGGCCGAGGATTTAGCCTCAGCCTTGCCGTTCGCCGCTTCCTCCGCCTGCATCGCCAACTGGCCTTTAACTAGCATCCCAACCAAGTATTCACTGTTCGGGTAGGTTCGCAGAACCGGGTTATCCCTGAGTGCTTGTTTCGCCATCTGATAGCCGGGGTGCGTCGGGTCTTTGAGAAACGGGAATTTCTCTTGGGCCGTCTGTGTCGCCTGGCCTCGGGCCTGGAGGAACCTCTCGCGGGCCGGGATCGCCGTTCTGGCGTCCTTCTTGGCCTGCGTGAGTGCGGCAATGAGCGAGGGCTTCGTAATCTTGCCCCATTTCGTATCCAGCCCTTCAGCGGGGAACTCTGAATACAGCAGCATTTCCGCCTCCACGATGTCGTTCTCTAGGTTCTCGCGGTAGGTGTGCAGTTGTTCAACCGTGGTGATGTCAGCGAGCGGGACGTTGGTATGGACGGGAGCGTGGGTTTCTTTTTCCTCTGGTTCCTGTTGTGCCAATCGGGCCTCTAGCTCGGAAGCGCGTGCCTCTGCGGCTGCGGCTCGCTCGATTGCCTTCTTGGTCTTCCCAACCTCCTTTCCGATCCTGCGGTCAATCTTTGCCTGTAGCTTTGGGTCGAGAGAGTGATTCTCGGGTGAAAGAACCTCTTCGGTTTCGGTCTCCTCGGCGGTTTCGGCTTTCGCCACCGTCTCGGTTTCCTTGGCCTCCGTTTGAGCATTGGGGGCTTCTTGAGCCTCCGTCTTTGTTTCAGGCGCGGTCTGGGCTTTCGCCTCCGACGTTGCTTGCACCGCTTCCGTCTTCGTCGCGGCAGCAGCGGTGGCCTTGTAGCCAGCCGACAACCGTCTCGCAAAATCCGAACTCGATGTGTTGCTTGCGCCTGTCTGATTCCCAGAACTCGTTTGCGCGACTTGCGCGGGCTGTTCAGGAGCCGCAGTAGTTTCTAACGACATGGATTATTTTTGCCCCCAAGAGGGCGGACAGAAGCGGGATGCTTCAGTGGTCCGTGCATAAGTTCCTCTACTGCCTTATGCAAGCTATAAGTTTTACTGTTGGCTCGCCCGCTGCTCCGCTTCGGCCTTAGCCTGGGCCTCAAGCTGCTCAAGCTGTGCCTCGTAGTCCTGAACGATGGCCAGATAAGCGCGGACTTCACCGACTGCTGCCAAGTGTTCCCGCTCGTTGGACACCGAGGTATGATCGACCATGTATTGCACCGCGCCGTCCTTGGTGGCCCGAAGTGTTTCTATCCAATTCTGGAAAGCGGGAATCAGAACCAAAGGCGTCATCGCCTCTAGTAACTTCTTCCGCTTAATATCCGCGTTGGATTTACGGGCCATTAGGCGACAGCAGACGGTCCGATAACCGGAGTGGGCTGCACCGCACCGAGGCGTCCCACGATTTTATTTTCGTTCTGCATCGCCGCCATCTCAACCTGCTGCGTATAAGCGTCCACGCGCTCCTTGAACGCCTCATCAGCCTGATACCTCGCCACCACATCAGGCGACTGCGCCCAGTTCTGGATCGTCTGCATCGCAATCTGCGGAGGTGTATTCGGCTTCAGGTTGACGGCAACGCCGGAGAAAATCTTCGTCAGGTCGTCCTGAACTTCCATGATGACCTTCTCGGTGTCAACTTCGGCGGGGCGGAGAACGCGAGAGGCGATGTTCGGGTCCTGAAGTTCGAGGGCCACCTGAAGGAACTCCGTCCAGTCCACCGCACCCGTGCGGTCCATGGCAGACGCAATCTCCATCATGCTCTTGATCTTCTCTATGGAGTAATCCGAATCAGCATCGCGTAAGTTGTAGCGCCACTTGAAGAAAAAATCTTCCTCCTCTGGACCGCGCTGAAACTCCGTTGCTTCCTCGGACTGCACGCCGACCACACGGAAGTAAGTAACCTCATTGCCATACTTCTTGAACAGGTTCCAAATCTGGCGGAGCGACGCAGCCAGCGATCCGAAAATCTTATTTATCTCCGCCTGGTTCTTCGTCGGGTTAATCGGTTCATCCGAATCGCTAGGCGCGAACCCAGCGTAGTCGCGGGCGTCGTTACTCAATGTCGCCAAGCTCGCCTCGGTCGTCTCATCAAATGGGATTGGCTGACCATAGTGGTACTCGTTCGGACGGCGCTCCGGCACCCGTGCGCCTGCACCCCACTTGAGCAGCGGACGGCCAATCGGGTAGAAAATCGTCGGCATCACATTGTAGCTGGCTGTATCAATGCGGCTGTCCTTGTGCGCCTTGATCGTGTCTTGCAGCGGCTTCAGGGGCTCGGGCAGACCACGAGAGTCATGCAACTTCCGGCTCAGATATTCGCGGCGATACAGGACAAACGGATAACGACCGTCGTTGTCACCAAACAAGGAAAACTTCGCGTAGCCCTTGTGCGCCCCGTAGGTCACGCCTGCACCCGCGTTTCCACCTTGCGTAGCGGGCAGGTCAGGCGAGAAAATCGTCAGGTAAACCCCCGGAACTCCGTCCTCGTCGCTCATCCGTTGGTAAGCCCAGACGACGCCGATCTTGTCCGTGAACCGCTGCTGGGTGTAAACGAATGACCGGCTCATCGGCTGCATGTACTCAACCGGCGTCACCGAGAGCATCTTGCCTTTCGCGGTCGCAATCGCGTTCTCCACCCAATTCTTGTCCCAACCGTCCGTATTAACCAAGGAGCGAAGTTTTTCGGGAGTATAGTATTGAACGCGGTAAATCCCCGTCGCCATTTCAATATCGGTCGTATCGGGCGGGATGAACAAATCCGTATCCAGATTGAAGGCCCGCATCACGGGGTAGGACCGCTCACGTCCTACCACTGCCACAGTCGTTTCGCCCTTTCCGGCTAGTTCCTTGAGCATCTTATTGGCCTTCGCTCGTGTGACGCCGTAGATTTCCTCGAACAGTGACTTCAGGTAGTCGTCCGCGTCCCCTGAGTCCAAAAGCATCTGCATGTCGATGTCCTGAAACTGAGCCTGAAGGTCAGTCAGCCGAATCACTGTCAGCACCTTCTCCTGGCTCCGTTCCCAGAATTGACCCATCACCGCCGCGCCCTTCTCTTGAAGATACTGTGCCATCAGTTCAATCTCGCGGTCGAAATCGGGCATCTGGCTATTAATTAGCCAGCGCATGAACAAGCTTACCTGCTTTGCCCGCTTGATGTCATTGCCCTCGACCGGCTCGGCTACCAAGGAAGCTTTGTTGATCGCCTCCATAATCATCGCCACCTTGTCGTTAATCAGGTTATCGACCAGATAAACGCGCAAGTCGCTCGCCCCGTCCCACGGCACCGGCTCGGTCTGACCCTGTGGACCGCGAGAATGCTTCTTGCCATCAGCGGACTGACCGGACCAGATGGCGTAGCGAGTGGAGTAATTCTGCGCGGTTTGCGTGCAGTATGGCCGGTTGTTCGTGGCCACTTCTTCGAATGCCCGTTTTAATGTAGAAAAATCAGGACCATCCTCACCCACGGGGGCAATTTGCAAATCCTGCCTTGGCAGAACTGAAGTGGATGACGGGAATGACGACACGTTGGATTGGCTTCGCTTCTATGTGGTTTGTCCTGATTGTAAAGTCTATTGCTCGACGTTCAGAAACACCACTAGGAAAGTCTCGATCTGATTTTCGAGTCCTCGCCGGTCATGCTTTGGCTCAAGTCTGCGCCCTGCGGGTGGTCCACCTCCTCCGCCACTGGCGGGAACAGTCGTCGCTGCCTGCCACATGCCAGCAAAGTATTCCTGGGCGAAGTAGATGGAGCCGAACATGGGCTAGGTGGCCACTAAAACCTTGTAAGTTGTGCCACCAGAATCCTTCAGCGTGACGTAACCTGTCGTGACCTGCGGCGTGGCGACGTAGGCGTTGCCGAGTTGGAGCGAACCGCCAAGCGTGATGTCGGTCCCCACAAACAGCTTCTTGGCGATGCCCATGCCGCCTGCGACGCGGAAGGAGCCGGTCGTGCTAGAGCTGGCATCCGTCGTGTCTAAAACGTAGAGGGGTAGAACCGAAGAATTATTAACGGTGAGACCGGCCCCGAAATTGAACGCTAAAATCCCCTGCGATCCATATACCTCAAGGTCTGTTGTGCTGACGCCATTCCTCTTTATTGAGGCTTGGGGCTCTGACGCAAAATCACCATCAGCATAAAAGCCGATTGTCGCCACCTTAGACGATCCCCTCCCACTTAACTGAAGAATCGCGCTTCTGTTTTGTGAGGCCACGCTTCCGTTTATGCGGACAATCGTATCGCCCGTGGATGATCGGTCGATGTTGAGATATACGTCCGTATCTAGGGTGGCCGTCCCAATCCCAACCTTTCCAAACTGCGGCGTGCTCGTCGTCTTAACGGCCTGATCCAGCAACGCTTCAATATCCGTGAAAGATTTTGCTGTGACCGTATTCGCAAACGACCACCCAACCGCGATAGCCATGGCCGAACTACTCTCCTGCGCCCGAGTAATCGTCAGGACCGAACCAGCGATATTCGTCACCCGCACAATTTCCGCATTGGTCGAAAGCGGAATCACATTCGGTGGCCATACCGTCGCGTTGAACGGAACAGCAGGCATCAACGCTGCCGCACCGCCACCAAGTTCTAGGGTCGTGCCCGAAGTATCAGGACTGGGCGCAACCGAAACCAAGCCGTACCCGAAATTGGCATGGGCATCAAAGGTGGCCATAAATTACTGCGGCGTCGCTATCGTTTCGACCAGCTTATTGTAAACGTCGTATTTGTGCTGAAACTTCCAAGTGCGGGGCTGCGGCGTGACTGTCGCGTTGACCGTGACATCGGGTGACTCAAATTGCGGAATCTTGATTTCGGGCATCTTAATCTCAGGAATGTTCACCTGGATCGTCGCGGCCTTATTCTCAGGAAAAGTAATCGCGGGGCTGTGATGATCGACCTTGACCACGGGGGCCTCCTGCTTGCGGTCAAGGGCCTGAGTGACGGCGCGAGTGATTGATTTCAGTTCGGCTACAAATGCAGCGGAATTGTCAGGGGCCGAAACAACCTTGTCCTTCTTCGCCACTTCAATCAGGTGCTCCGTCAACCGCTTCAGTTCCTCCACCGCCGACGCCAACCCACTATCCGCCGTGACCGGACGCGGTTTATTCCGCATGGTGATGTCGTAGTAGGGGGCGGGCTTCATGGTGACGACTGCGCTAATACGACGCCGTGACACCATATGTCAATGCTGCGCTGTGCTGCTTGGTGTCGATGAACTCGCAATTACTCACGCAAAGGTAGCGCAGGCAGTCCACGGGGTCCTTAAAATTTTCCCCCCGTCCGCCCATTCCGGTATATTCTTGAAGGCAGGTGATTACATTGTGACACCGATCCGAAACGTAAAGCTTCGGCGCGTTCAGGCTGTCACGGTCCTTGTTCTCATCCCATGATAGCAGGTTGTTGATAAGCTGGATTCCGTTTTCAATGTCCACGCCTGGGGCCGGGATCACAGTCATGCCCGCGTCGTCTAGATCAGAAATAATCGTAGTCGCACC